GCATCTAATTGCTGAATTTCATTTAAAGCGTTCACAGCATCGACAGATTTAGAAGCATTGTTTAATCTTTCTGCTAAAGCCGCAAGTTTGTTAGAAGTAGTTTGAACATTTGTAGCAGGTGTTGCAGTAGTTTGTTCAGTTGAAGAAATCTTTGGTGACCATTGTCCCATACCGCGTTTGAAACCCTCAGTAGAAACATACTGACCATCAACTTTGCCGAATCCATCGAGCTGTTTAGCTTTAAGATTGTCAGGCAAATCTTTGCCATAGAATTCCATCTTTGCTCTAGCATCAGCTGCTGCAGCATATAGTTCATTCAACTTCGATGGATCTTCTTCTGTCATGATAGCTTTAGTAATTCTGTCGAGATTGCTCTTCTGAATATCGTAATTCATCTTGCTCTGATACAATTTCTCATCATTAGCAATAGACTTATTCAACAGAGCAATGTCGTATGTGTTCTGTCTATTCAAAGCATTCTCTGCTTTCTGGAATTCTTCTTGCTGTTTCTGACGTTCCATAGCTTCCAATGCTCTCTTCTCAGCTTCAGATGCTTGGAATGCTTGCTGTTGTGCAATCTTATCTTGATCGTAGTAATTACCAGCAATCTTGAACATTGCGTCTTGTGCTACTTTGCCAGAATTAGCTACAGCATCACCCCAGTTCTTGCCCATCTGAGCTACTCTATCGTAACGATTCTTTAGATAGTTAGCTTTGTTCTGCAATGCAGCCTGTAGCATTCCACCATAGTTAATATTATCACGTGTGTAAATTGGCATATATTCTCCTTAGTAGAGTCCTGCAATAGCTGAAGCATAACCAGCTTTAGCATTCAATCTATCTTGCTGTGCTTGCATAATGTCTGACATCTGACTATCTCTTGTATTGTAGTAGTCTTGAGCAAGATCACCTTGTAGACCAAGCTTGTATTCAGTGCCAGAACGAAGAGCATTCAATCTATTCTGGTTGTTCTGTATTGCGTCGATGTATTGCTGATATGCGAAATTTCTATCATCACGGTAGGCTTCCTGTGCAGTTCTATACAATTCATCACTCTTCTCCGCTGTTCCTTTAGCGATATTAAGAGCTGCACCAGTTCCTCTTCCAAGACCAGCACCAGCGGCACTATGCTGGATAGTATCACGCGTATCAGCAATAATCTGTGAGTAGTATGGATTTACGAAATCTTCTTGTGTCTTATCATAGTCAAAGTTACCAACATCAGCTACATAATCTTCTGGATTGTAGCCTTGAATAGCAGCTTTATACTGATTAACATCTTGTTTAGTTCCTAAAGAACCACGTGTTGCATAATATTGATTGATCTGATTGATAAGCTGTTGATATTGTGTGTCAGTAATCTGACCTTCTTGTAGCAATCTGTTAGCAGCTTCTTTACGAGCATTAGCTTCTCTTTCAGATGCTTTGTCTGCATAATAGCCAGAAATTGCTGCACCACCAAGTTGTCCAGCTAATCCAGCAGCAGCTCCAGCAATAATCAAAGGTACCATGATTAGTCTCCTATAGTTTAATAAATAGCCTTAATTCCATTTCTGTAAGACGAGTATGCCGAAGCCTGTGACATCTTTAGGAATGTTGCAATTAAGTGTTGAGTTTGTAATCTTTATTCTTTGTCCATTCGATAGTTGAACAAATCCATCATATACAGTTGGTAGTTTCTCGTTAACATACTTTGCACCACTTTGAAGATTGATAATGAGCAAGTTCTTGATGATTGTGAATGTAGCGTTCTTATCACCTAACTGACCATACTGTCCTTTAATGCCTTCAATGTTCTGATTAGCTTCATCATATCTGACAATCTTAACGTCAATCATGTTAGCTCCTTAGATAAAGTTTGAACATGGACTGAAAGCAATCTTTAAATTCTCAATAGCAAATGGAATTTCTTCAGTAGTAGAGATTTCTAACGTAAAGTACTTACCCATTCCTAAATGCCATGCAGTAGTGCTATAGTCGTATTGACCAATCTTGCCTAAGTAATAGTCTTCATAGTCAGACCATGTAGCACCATCCCAAGAATATCTGATAGATATACGTGGATTTAATTCCATATTAGTGTATTGATCGTTGAAAGAATGTTGACCATTGTTGCAAATTATTTCAGCACTATCGATATAGAATGGACAGTCTTGAGAAGTTAGAACACCACCTCTACGAATCTTCAACATTACTCTTCCATCATGTTCAGAATATTTATTCTCGTCCATGTAGCAAAGAGCATTCATTGTGCCAACATATACTTTGTTGTATGCAAATGTAGCATGATTATAACGCCAGAATGTCAATCTATTATCATCATCATAGCTTGCTCTATAATGCCAAGCTTGTTCTGTAACGTCATATACGTAAGTCTTCTTACTATCTTCGAATGTCAAAGAATAGAATACATGCTGATGTTCTTGCCAAATAGATGCATAAGCGTTATGTGGATTGATTAACTGAGTAATTTCACGTTCAATATCTTGTGTAGAGATACGTGTAATCTCAGTATCTTTAATCATAAAGACGCCATTATCACCGATATCAGAAGAGCCAAGCCATAGAACGGTGTTTCCAAGCATGGCCAAAGAATTTGGAGCTTTAATGCCAATGTTACCAGCTGCGTTGTCTGGAGATGAGAAAGGATTGTTCTTATCGTCATTGTATGAGAATACCTGCCAAGATCTTTCACCGAAAGTATATAGTTTAGAACCATTCGAACATAATGCAATTGTATTATCAGGACACCATTCAGAGTATGTAATGAAACCATACTTAGCATATTCTACTGTACCAACTCTGAATACATCATATTTCTCTGGATCATCTGATGCTGTACCATCGATAAAGTCTTTGTATAATGTGTAGTAGCTGTCTTGAATTTCACCAGCTTTGTATTGTTCTTTCGTAGCATCATCTAATGACATCCACCATGTTATGAAGTTGTTACGAAGTTGATAGAATGCTGCTGATTCAGAATCTTCAATTTCAAATGGATATTGATACGAAGTGTAGAATGCGTCAGTACCAGCATCATTGACAATCAAGTAACCATACAAATAAGCACAATGAGTTGGCTTGATGTATGTATCAGTCGAATTTACTCTTAATGGTAATTGAATAGCACGAAAGTCTAATTGCTGATCACCTACTGACAAACCTGTATTAACTGCATATACGTTATAACCATCCACAATAATCAAATGTGGATGTGCAGATCCATAACCACCAGTTTCAGTCATGTGACATTCTGAACCATAGCTACCAAGTTGAGCAATGAATGATACTTCATTGTCTTCATTGATTAGATATAAGTTTCTATCGAATACTGCATAAAGTACAGGTCTGTTATCATATCCTCTTGACACTCTGTACATACCACGACATTTACCATTAATGTAAGCAGCTTGTACTTCACCTTGACATGTTCTCATTACTAATGAAGTAGAATGTTCAGTTGGATTCTGTCTTTCCAAGAACATATTAGTAGATTCACCCAAACCTACCTTTGCAAGATTTGAGTGTGTAATGCTACCAGCAATGTTCTCAATAAGTTTGACTTTAGATGCCATTATAGCCAGCCTCCAGAAATCAATTCATTCTGTGTCATTCTTCCGTTATTGAAGAAATCGTATGGTTCTCTCAATATCATTCTAGTTACAGCTTTAGGCGTACGTACGTTATCTACCAAAGTCTGTACTTCTAACTGAAGACGTTCCATTTGTGTTTCATCTAAACGTGGATATTCCAGTGCCAACTTATGAGCTAATGCTACAATCAATAGTTCGATGTAGTTGTCGGGAATGTAAAGATCATCATCTAAGTCAAAGTCTAATGACTCATTGTAGTTAATCTTCAATCTATAATTCTGCTTTGCAACATTTGGCTTCAATTGAATTAGCCATTCACCTTCAGATTTCTGTATCAAAGTGTATACAGAAGCGTCATTGTAGTAGTTATCAAACTTGTATGCAGGTACGAACTTCAATTCATAGTGTTCAGCATATTCAGTATTCTTAGGTGTTACCAAATAGATAGAATTGATCTTAGCAACATCTCTAATTTGTACATGCTGCATCTTCATGTATTCTCTCATCTGTTGAATTCTGAGAGTTTCTTGATATATTAACTGACCACGCCAAGCAAATACTCCTGGAGCAGGCTGCCATACAATGTAGACATAGTCATTTACACCTTTGACCATGGCCCATACTTCATTCTCGTAATCTTCTTCATCAGGAACGTAAGCTTCCATTTGCGGTACCGAGTCAAAGTACATGTTATTCTTACCTTTGACAATATCAGTTTCATCCCATAGATGAGTAATTTCCGCATTATTAACGATGATAGAGTTCTGTGTAAAGTTTAACAAGTTGTCATAATTGTACTTATTGACAACACCTTTCAATAGACGATAAGCATTCTCTAGAATGTCACCAGGAATTGCCTGACGTCTAGGCACAAGATTTACTCTAGTAACAGCTTCTTTAATTATTTCACGTACGTTCATTTGTGTTACCTCTATTCAATAAATAGTTACATGCTTCGGTATTCATCTTGTCATATTCTTCTCTTGACAAGTGTTTAAAGTATCGTTCATAGACCTTATCAGTATCGCATATCAAAGGTCTATCTTCATATATTGCACATTTGTTGTCAGATGTCAAGAATTGACAAATGCCGTCACCTCTATCAAGTTCCGGCATTAATCTTGGTGCTTCTCTACAACAATATGCTTTGCAATTACCACATTTAATCATAACATGTTAGTTGTACATCCTAAAGTATTGTAGATATCTATTAGCAATTTCTGTAGCACGTTCTTCTGCAGCACTACCAGTAGCATGATTCATAGCATATATTGCTAACGCTAATGAGTCAGAATGGTCAGGAGAATGTCCAATTTGTTTCTTAATTAAGTCTTTAGGTACTAATGCTTGCATACCTTTGCTATTGATAGTAACCTGTTGTGCTAATATTTCTTCTCGAATGTTATCTTGACTGATATAGAAACCATCTTTGATAGCTTTAGCTAGTTCAAGATACATTTCAGTACGAGCATTCGGGTATGTGTCAGAATAAGCTTTCTGTGCAAAGTTAATACCAGCTACATTAATGTTCTTAGCTTTCAACACATCTAGAACACCTAGAGAATATCCACCAGTAGCATCAGCTGCACCTGA